GATAGACAAGTTACTCTAATGGATTCTGTTGCTTTATATAATGGAGAAAAGGGATAACTTTTTATCTCCCGCCCTTTTAAGGGTGGATGTATACCTAAGGTAACAAATAACCCTGTTAGGGCCTTAAAACCCTCTCAGGGCATTTTTATGGGGTATTACAGGAAATGGGTAAGATGTGGAAATGGGGTCTCTTCTCGCCGAAGCACTTTTTTCGCACTAATTGCACTATATGACCGATATGTCCTATATTATATGCATATATAGCAAGAAACCCAATCAGAGGCGGATCCGATTGGGTTCTCATATCTTGCGATATATGTGCGTAGGAACATGTGGGATGCTACAACTACGCACAATTCAATTGTAAAATAGCTTTTATTCTAAGTCAACTGTTTTTAGAATAAAGTTTGCTGCCCGTCTTCTTCTGTTGGAGCAGAGTATGATGGGGCGGGTCCAAGAAGGTACCCTTCCTCATGATATGAAACCATCTTAGATACATCCTCTGGCCCAACTAGTTTATTTGCAATAATTGTCAATAGGTCATATATACGGTGAAGCATAATATAGTTAACCATTGGTAGGTTATCTTCTAATGCTGATGATTTTTCTTCATTTTTCATCTGGTCTACCTAAGTCTTCCCAAAATTTTTCCCGCCCCATATTATCAATAGGAATAATTGGGGTGCTGTTGCATTGGCAGTCTTTATCACATGTCATCTTGGACCTTCTTCATAGTCTTTATAATCTCATCATAAAAACCAAATCCTATAAACTTTTTATATTCACAAGATAGGCAATACAAGTATACCTCGTCTTCATTTGTCTGATTAGGAAGAAGAAGACCTTGATCTAGTGGGCAAACCAGTCTAGGAACAAGGCCTTCTTCAGAAAGTGCTATGTATTGAGATACTTGCTGTATCCTACGCATTTTCTCCTACTTCAAGGTAGTTGGGAATTTAGTATAAAATTCCTTCGCTCTTGGGGTTAAACCCTTCCAAGCTGACCAATTTGTACCGCCCTTGGTCATATAGTACGTTATCTCTGCGTTTATTACTGGATCAAATAATAGTACATTTGATCTCAGGTCAAATTTTTCTTTACGAGCAACACCAAGGTTTCCCAACATGTTGATCTGAAAAATTCCATAGGAACTGTCTCCAGTATTCCTGTTGCCATTATATGCTAGTGGGCGTCCATTGGACTCCGTCTTTGCAATGGCCCAAGCCGTTTTAAGGGCTTTGCCTTCAAAACCTACTGCTGACAGTAGTTCTTTCAGTTCAATGTCTGAAAGCATTTCCGAAGGCTTATAAACAGTATTGCTGTACTTCTCTAAGGTTTCTTGCTTAAGTTGTACTTCTGTCTTTGGTTCTACTTTTAAAGCTTGAGCGGGGATCACTGTATTGTTTGTAAATAGGAATAATGTTATCATTACTACTACAGTCGTACTGTGAGCAAAATCGCTTAGCTTTTGCTTTATATTCTCCATTGGCATTTCCTCCTTTAGAGATAACGAACTATAATCTTAACATTGTCAGTAAGTTACTGTCAAGTCAGTTGACCAGAAAGATATTATGGATATTTCATTTTCTACGCCAATAAGTAACCTAAAAACTTCAAATGGTTACGGTCATGCTGCGTCTAGAATAGTAGATTCATTAAAAAGATTAGGTCATAATGTACCATTTCAAGACGCAAGGGCGGATGTTCAATTAAATTTTTCTCAGCCTGTTTACTATAAGTTACACAGAAATCAATATCAAATTAGTTATACTCCATGGGAGTCAACAGTTGTCCCAAAAGAATGGTTTGAGTATTTAGACGCATGTAATGAAATATGGACAACTTCAGATTGGTGCAAAGAAGTTTTTGAAGCAAATGGAATTAAAGATGTTAAAGTTTTTCCACATGGCATTGATCCAATATGGAGACCAAAGAAAAGAAAACTAGAACATGGTAGACCAATAAAGTTTTTGCATGTTGGTGAGCCAGCACCAAGAAAAGCGGGACAAATGGTGGTAGACGCATTTACAGCTTTGTATGGAAATAATCCCTTTTACTCTTTAACCATAAAGGCATATAAAAGCAATACTACCCGTATATATAATAATTATATGGATAAAAACATAATCGGTGTTCCAGATGAAAAGTTTAGTAATATAAAAATAATTACAGAAGATATGTCAGAAGAAGAACTGGTAAAACTTTATCATGACCATGATGTTTTAGTTTATCCAAGTTATGGTGAAGGATTTGGATTTATTCCATTTCAAGCACTTGCCACTGGTATGCCAGTAATTTGTACAGATGGTTGGGCACATTATGATAAGTATCTTGGTCCACTAAAATTAAAATCAGATTTAGTTAAACCACCTTGGCCAGTTCATGAGGGCAAAGTCTTTGAACCAGAGTATCAACATCTACTTGAGCTTATGAGAGATGTTTCAATCAACTACAATGGATATGCTGGATATTACTTCGCCCAGTCAACTAAACTTCATGAAGAATATAATTGGGATCGGTTGACTAATAAGGCCTTTGAACATATTTTTAAAAAGTTTTCTTAAGGTCTTCCCCACTATAATAAAGTTTGATACACTTAGACTTCATTCAAATTTAATCAATCCGTTAGGCGGAAGAAAAGGTGTCACTAAAATGTCAAGAACTATTGAAAACCCGTACGAAAACTTTATTGCTTTGTCTCGCTATGCAAGATGGATGCCAGAGCAAAATCGTCGTGAAACATGGGGTGAGACAGTAGATCGTTATTTTGACTATATGTTAGGACATCTAGATAAGAGCTATAGTTATAAGCCAGATGCAAAAATTGTTGAAGAACTTCGTAATGCTGTATTTAATCGTAATGTTATGCCATCAATGCGATCAGTAATGACTGCAGGTGCTGCATTAGATAGAGATCATGTTGCAGGGTATAACTGTTCATTTGTTCCAGTAGATAATCCAAGATCATTTGATGAAACAATGTATATCTTGATGTGTGGAACAGGTGTTGGATTCTCTGTTGAGTATAAGTATGTTAATAAGCTTCCTGCCGTCCCAGATTCATTAGAAAAGTCAAACACAGTTGTTATTGTTGAAGATTCAAAGCAGGGCTGGGCAAAAGCATACCGTGAACTACTTGCATTGCTGTGGTCAGGACAGATTCCAGCAATTGATGTTAGCAAGTTGCGACCAGCAGGCGCAAGACTAAAGACTATGGGCGGAAGATCATCAGGGCCACAACCGCTAGTTAATCTTTTTGATTTTACAATTGCAAAGTTTAAGTCTGCAACAGGACGTCAGCTAAAGCCAATTGAGGCACATGACATTATGTGTAAGATTGGAGAGATTGTAGTTGTTGGCGGAGTTCGCAGATCAGCAATGATTTCTCTTTCAAATATCAATGACATTGAAATGGCCCAAGCCAAGTCAGGCAACTGGTGGGAAAATAACTCACAGCGTGCTTTATCAAATAACTCTGTTGCATATTCTCGCAAACCAGAGATGGAGCAGTTTATTGCAGAATGGAAATCTTTATATGATTCAAAATCAGGAGAGCGTGGAATCTACAATGTTGCAGCAGCACAAGCACAAGCAGCAAAGTACGGACGCAGAGACCCAGAGATTCACTATGGAACAAACCCATGTTCAGAAATTATTCTACGTCCTTATCAGTTTTGTAATCTTTCAGAAGTCGTATTACGTGAAAAGGACACTATTGAAGATGTTAAAAATAAGGTTCGCCTTGCAACAATTCTTGGAACGTGGCAGTCAACATTAACCGACTTTAAGTACCTTCGTAAAATCTGGAAGGACAATACAGAAGAGGAACGCTTACTAGGAGTATCTTTAACTGGACAATTTGGACACAAGTTCTTTTCTGGTAAAGAAGATATTAATAAGCTAGAAAAGGTTTTAGTAAGCCTTCGTGAATCAGCAAGAGATGTAAACAAGTCTGAAGCCAATAAAATTGGAATTCAGGAGTCTGCTGCAATCACATGCGTAAAACCTTCAGGAACTGTTTCACAACTTGTAGGAGTTTCTTCAGGAATGCACCCATGGCATTCAGATTATTATATTCGCACAGTTCGTGGTGACAAGAAGGATCCAATTTCTACATTTTTAAAGGAAGTCGGAATCCCTGTAGAAGATGATGTAATGAAGCCAAACGATACATATGTATTTTCATTTCCAGTAAAAGCTCCAGAAGGTGCAATTGTTAGAAATGATTTAACAGCACTTGATCATTTAAACACATGGCTAGTTTATCAACGTGCATGGTGTGAGCACAAGCCATCAATTACAGTTTCAGTTAAAGAAGATGAATGGATGGAAGTTGGTGCTTGGGTATATAAGCATTTTGATGAGGTGTCTGGAATTTCATTTTTGCCCCATTCAGATCATACATATAAGCAGGCTCCATATCAGGAAGTAGATAAACAAGAATATTTAGATTTGCTTTCAAAGATGCCAAAGGATATTCGATGGGAAGATTTATCTTTCTACGAGACAGAGGACGGAACTAGCGGCTCACAAACCCTAGCCTGTACTTCTGATGGAAATTGCGAAATTGTAGATATTTCAGCTTAGTGGTAGAATAATAGTATTGGGGGAAATACCCTCAAAATTCTGGGCACAACGCCCAAAATTGGAGATGATCAAATGAACAGAGATCTAAACAAGGACGGAAAGGTTACAATGACAGAGGAAATTTTAGCAGCGCTAGGAACATATGCGAGAGCATTTCTTTCAGCCGCAATTGCTTTGTACATGACTGGAAATACGAATCCAAGGGATTTGTTAATGGGTGGCGTTGCCGCTGTTGCTCCAGTAATTTTAAAGGCTCTTAGCCCAAGTAACAAAGAATATGGCTTTAAGTCAGATAAGTAATTAATACAATTTAATATACGATTAGGATGGCTCCTATGCTAAAATAAGCATAGGAGTTTTCCTATTTAGGAGTACTAGTAAATGGCAGGACAAAAAAATTGGGAAGTAGATCAAAATGCTACTTTCTCGTTTATCGTTGAATACAAAGATCCAGAAGGTGATCCTATAGATCTCACTGGAGCTTCCGCTAAAATGCAGGTCCGTGATACAAAAGGCGGAAGTAAGTTAGCATTTACACTAACTTCACCAAGCGGCGGAATAACGATTGATCCTACTAATGGCCAGCTCACAATTAGAATGACACCTACCCAAACAAACAAATTGTTTTTTCCAAAATCCTCATACGATATCATGCTTACAGACTCAAACTCTAATAAGGTAAAGATACTTGAAGGATTTATGACATTATCAAGGTCGGTGACAATATAATGGTAGATTTAGTAACTTCTATATCATCTAGAAATCAAGTTGCAGTAACAGTTCCTGGCCCACAAGGCCCAAGAGGAAAAACAATATTAAATGGTTCTGGGGTACCAGCAAATAACCTGGGGCTACAAAATGATTATTACTACGATACGGTATCAAAGATATTTTATGGCCCAAAGCCATCTGATGTAACATGGTCTGGCGCAGTAACGGTTACTTTGGGCGCTGGTGCTGCTGGAAATTACGCACACACAGTAACATGGGAAGTCGGGTCCGTAACAGGCCCAGTAAGTGAAGTTTATTCAAAAGTAATAGCACACAATCTAGGTTTCTATCCTAACGTAACAATTAAGGATAGTGCAGGAAATGTATTGGAAACGGGTATAGATTATAATAGTCTTAACCAAATAACGCTGACAATGGCTCAACCATTTTCAGGGACAGCGTACCTGTCGTAAGGAGATAAAAAAATGGCAAGAAAATATATGGTAGCAATTGATCTCAATAAAAATGAGTTATCAAATGCAAGAATTCAGAATTTATCAACGGCTCCTGCGTCACCAGTTGTCGGACAAATTTATTTTGACACAGTTTTAGGATTTTTAAGATCATGGAACGGTAGCGCATGGATTAACACAAGCACTGGAGCACAGGGAACCACTGGAACACAGGGTGAAACTGGAGCTCAAGGAACTACTGGTGCACAGGGAACTACTGGTGCACAGGGAACTACTGGTGCACAGGGTGAAACTGGAGCCCAAGGAACTACTGGTGCACAAGGTACAACTGGAGCCCAAGGAGAAACTGGTGCACAAGGTACAACTGGCGCACAGGGAACCACTGGAGCCCAAGGAGAAACTGGAGCCCAAGGTACAACTGGAACTCAGGGAACTACTGGTGCACAGGGAGAAACTGGCGCACAAGGAGAAACTGGCGCACAAGGAACAACTGGAGCCCAAGGAGAAACTGGAGCCCAAGGAGAAACTGGAGCCCAAGGTACAACTGGAGCACAGGGAACTACTGGTACTCAAGGTATTCAAGGACAAAACGCTGGAATTCTAAGCGTCGGTTCAGGTCTGTCATTAAATGGCGGAACAGGTGAACTAACAGTTGATACAACAACAATTGCAACAAAAGCTTATGTAGATGCAACTGCAACTGGATTAGATGTTAAAGCATCAGTTCGTGTAGCAACTACTGCACCATTAACATTAGCTTCAGCACTTGAAAATGGAGATACTCTTGACGGAGTAACTCTTGCAACTGGTGACCGTGTACTTGTTAAGAATCAATCAACTGGTTCTGAAAACGGTATTTACGTTGTTAAGGCCTCTGGAGCGCCAGATCGTGCAGAAGATGCAAATCTAAGCGCAGAAGTTACAGCAGGAATGTTCACATTTGTATCAGAAGGTACTACAAATGGAAATACTGGCTGGGTTCTTACAACAGATGACGTAATAACATTAGGAACAACACCACTTGTATTTTCGCAGTTCTCAGGAGCTGGAACATATACAGCAGGTGGTGGTTTAACGCTAACTGGAACAACATTTGCGGTTGGTGCTGGAACAGGTATTACTGTAAATGCTGATGATGTAGCAATTGATACATCAGTTGTAGTACGAAAGTATGCAACTACTATCACACCAGCTGAACCATTTAGCGCAACAACTTTTCCAATAACTCATAATCTAGGAACATCAGATATTGAAGTTACTGTTTATGAAGTTGCAACAGGTGCTAAGGTTGAAACAGATACTACAATATCAGGTAATACAAATGTGGTAACAATCGGATTTGCAGTAGCTCCTATTGATGGAGAAACATACAGAGTAGTAGTACAGGCATAAAAACATGGCTAAAAAGTTCTTAACTCCTATCACGTTGGTTAATATGGATTCCGACCCAGTTAATCCAACAATAGGACAAATGTATTTTAATACACAGGAAAGAACTATTAAGGCTTATAACGGAGAAGTTTGGTATGAGGTGGCTGGTCCAAAAGCAATTTTGGACCATACACACTACACAGACGGTGGTATTAGAACTGTCGATTATGGAAACTATGCATCAAATAATGACTACATGGTTTCCATAAACGGCGGTGGATCAACAACAGTATTTAATGATTCAATAGACGGGGGAACAGCATAATGGCAATTAGAATTCAATTAAGAAGAGACACCGCAAGTAACTGGACAACAAATAATCCACTACTATATCCAGGTGAAATGGGAATAGAAACAGATACAGGTAAATTTAAAATTGGTCCTGCAGTAACTGCCCCGACTGTTGGAACAGCATGGAACAGTATTTCATCATATTCTAACGTTACCCCAGCAGGATTAGCGACATCTCTTGGAGACTATGTAGAAACATCAAGCGTAGGAATCAAGGGCGGACTAGTAGAAATGGATGCAAGCGGAAATGCATTAATTCTAGGTCCAGGATTCATCGTAGAAGGTGAAACAGACAATACAAATGAGACAACAGTAGTATTTACAAATCCTACAGCAGACAGAACAATTACATTCCCAGATGCTACTGGTACAGTAGTATTGGCAGATTCAACAAATACACTAACAAATAAGACTCTAACAAGTCCAACAATTTCTGGCTTGTATTTATCTGATGCAAGCATCGTATTTGAAGGCGCAGTTGCAGATTCATATGAGACTACACTTGTAGCAGGAGAGCCTACAGAAGATAGAACAATTACGTTGCCAGATGCAACAGATACATTAGTTGGTCGTGCAACAACAGATACTTTAACTAATAAAACCCTAACATCTCCAGTAATTTCAGGATTGACTATATCTGATGCGTCAATTGTTGTAGAGGGAGCTACAGCAAATAATTTTGAGACTACTCTTGCTTTCACGGATCCAACAGAAGATAGAACTATCACTTTCCCAGACGCTAGCGGAACCGTAGCCTTCGCTTCAGAGATAACAAATTTCATAACAGCATCAAGCACAGATACATTAACTAATAAAACTTTAACAAGCCCAGTAGT